CACCGTCAACTTCAACTGCTGCATTCATTCCAATTAATCCACAGTTATTACCAACTTGTTCAAAAGCAAATGTAAAAGGAGTACCAACAAATCTCATAGTAAATAAAGATGTATCAGACCAAACATATATTGCATTTCTACCAAGTTTAGCACCTATGATCCGTGATCCAGCGGCCAGTCTTTGTGTACCAGCACTATTTTCAGCTGTAGGTGTATAGTCATTAATATTTTCTTGAGAAGAAAATCTTATAAACATATCGTCTTGTGTAGTTTTATCACCAATAGTTGTTTCTGTTCCAAAAAATACTAAGTGACGGTCTGGTGTTGATACCAACATATCACGTGACGCTGTTGGTGCACCCGATATAATAGTAGCACGAGTTGCTGTTGCATTAGATAAATCACCATTCCATTCAAAACATTCTCCATTGTGTATCAATGCTATAAGAGTTGATCCTAAGTTATCCAAGGACCATAGACCAGGGTCTAATACTGAGTCAGTGTTTACTGCAGCAGAACCCCATCCTGTCCATTGAGAAGTATTAGTTACTGTATCTCCACTAGAGTGAGATGCATTTGCAGTTCCCCTAACGTTTCTAGTAATACCTGTTAAATTATTACCCGCTACTCCCGTGTAAGAAATTTCTTCTGTTCCAACTTGTATAAAGTTAGTACCGGTAGTTGGAAACCCTACAGTAGTAGTTAATGTAATATCTGTTCCGGAACCACCTGTACCAAATGCATTAGCACTTAATGATCCATTTAAAGTTGTTGTTAATACCCCAGCTACTTCTCCGCCCCATAAAGATATACCCCATCCATAAGCACCTACTTGCTCTGCAGGTCCTACATGATAGTATCTAAAATAAGTTATTCCTCCGGAAGTGCTAGCTCCACTTCCTGTTTCATTGCTAGGCATTGTAATAGTTATGGTCGTAGCACTTGGTGCACTTGTTACCATAAATTTTTTATCACAAAAATCAGACGCACCAAAATTAGAATTAGTTATAGCACTAAACGTAGACGTATCACCAAATAAAATTATATCACCTGCTACAAAACCATGTGGTCCAGAAAAAGTTAATGTTACTGTTGGTGATCCGTTAGTCGTGGTAAATGCACTTGTAATTGCTGTGCCTGATGGATTAGTTAAAGGATGTATATCATAATATACACCACCAGAGTATACATATAAAATTCTATTTGTGCCAATAGCAGCATATTTAATAGCGTCTTTATTCACAAAATGATGTAAACCTCTTGCAGCTCCGGTTAGTTTATCAGAACCTAGTTGAGACCATCCACCTATTTTTTCAGGTGTACCATATCTAAAACGTACATTTTCCCCATCAGTCCATTGTGACTCAGCTCCGGTAGATGTAACTTGTTTATTGAATCCTGGTAAAAACCCTAGTTTTTGTAGCATAATAACCTTGTTATATATGTCTAGCGGTTAAATGTAAACCAGCCAGTTATGATATATTTTTCATGTGTTTTGGATATTTGTCCTTTGTGGGTATGTGTAAAATCAGTAGGCCATATTAATGTTAAACCTTTTTTTGCTGGCACAGTTAATTTTTGATATTTAAACATAGTTCCGCCACCAGGCACATCATTTAAAAATGTCATAAAAACTAACATTCTAGTTATATCTGATAAACCTCCTCGTTCAGAATGCCATTTTTTAAAACCTCCTTTAGGTTTATAATACTGTATATTGTAGTCATCATTAATATTAAACCTGTCAAAATCATTAGGTTCTGGGTATCTAACTAAATATTGTTCTAAACAATCTTGCAGTCTATCTCGATAGCTTTTAAACGGAGGTGAGAATTGTTGTGTACTTATTGGTAAATCTAAAGAATCTTTTACTTTTTTATTTATTCGTCTTCCTCCATAGTTAAACACATGTCCCTTGCTTTTAAATTTATCAGGAGTTTTTTTAAAATATTTTACAATATCATTACAGGTAGGTTTATCAATAAACCAGCCTCCTATAAAACTATCAAACGGTAATTTATATTCTTTCATTTTTTTACTATAATGTTCCATTCAAGACTGTTTATTAATTCATGTAAATTAACATCTCTTAATTTATTGTCTTTTATATAAGTATGTAGTTCTTCTATATCTAATATAACCCATTCATTTTTTAAATTAAAAACCATTTTTTCTGCTTTATTTTTAAAGCTGCCTATTTTTTCATAATAGTTTCCACTTCTTTTAATAATATCAGTTATGTCAAATTTATATGATTTATTAGAATGTTTTTTTAACATTCCTTTTATATGCCATCCTTCAAATTTTTTAGGGTATTCGATTTTAGTTAGATACTTTTTAAATTTTTGTTTTGTCGACATTGTTTCTACCTTTAAACCACTCAGGTAAACCTATGTGTTCTCTACCATCAAATTTATTATTATCTTTATCATTTCTTCTATTGTAATGTAAAAAAACTTGTACACATGCTTCTTTAGTAAATGGTTCTCTCCAATGCTCTAATTCACAACCTTTATAAATTAACATATCACCTGAATTTAAATTAACTTTAACTCCTTTTTGATTAATTTTTCCAGAAGGTTCTAAAAATATTGGCCACTTGTCTCCTCCTAAATGAACTGTAGCAGAAATCTCACAACTTTTTCTGTCTTTATGTCTGTGAAGTATATCACCTTTTTTATAAACCCTTGCATAAGAATAAGTAGGAATTAATTTTAAACCAGTGTTTTCTTCCATCTTAGGAAGTAAACCTAGTAACAAAGTTTCCATAGCAATATCAGCATAGTGTGAATAAGTGTTTGGAACTTGTTTATCGTTCCATACCCCATAGTCTGTTTGAAAAATAGATATATAATTATTTTTAAGCATTGTCATGTGTGTTTGTCTTTTAATGCAAAAATAATCTGAAACAAAATGAGCTACTACTTTTGGTAGTGCTTTTTTAATTACTAAAAATTTTTTCTTTTTAAAACTCATTAAAAATAATTTATATTTATATTAACTCTAATTTTACTATCGCTACATTGTGAACTTTTATGTTCAATACTTGGGTCAAATAAAACTATTCTGTTTGCTTTCGGTTTTATTTTTTTATCTGATTCTTTAAAATATGTAAAGCCATTATTATCATTTATATAAAAAATACAACCTTTGTGTGTAAATGGATAATCTACATGAAAATTATTATATTTAATTTTATTTGATTTTGTGTGTAGGTTTCCTTTTACCCTAATCAAACTTTTTATTTCTAGTTTATTTAATAAATTGTCTAACATAGTAAAAAAAACACTTTGTGGTTTTAAATCTTTATAAAAACTATGTGTAAAGTAAAATTTATTTTTCTCATCTTCATGAGATACGTAATCAGAATAAAACCAAGGAAAATCATTACTAATCATACACGATTGAATTTTGTCAAATTCATCTTTATCTAAAAAATTATCTACTACTTGAATGGCCATCCGCAAGTCCAAATTACTAAACTATATCTTATTCCTTTTTTTACTGGCGTTACTCTGTGCCATACCCAAGAAGGAAAAACAATTATTGATCCTTTTTTTATATCGTTGACTGTATGTATTGGTTTTGGTTTTTTGGGGTGTAGGTCTCTATAATCAAATTGAAGATCTCCACCCTCAAATTTATTTGGATCTGATAAACACACCGTAACAGATAATTTTCTAATTTTACCTTTTTCAAAACCTTCAGACTTATAAGGCGTTTTCCAAGAATCACTATGCCAATCGTAAAAATCATTTTTACCATATTTAGTAAACTGACAACTTTCTGACCAATGTGTTTCATAATTCCAACCTGCTGCTACATTAGCGTTTGCTATAAACGGATGTATTTCTTTATATATCCAAGTATCATCCATCCAAATAACATTAGATTTTCTAATATGATTTAATTGTTTTGTTTCTTTTTTACTTAAAGGATTTTTTACAACATCTCTATCATGACCAAAATCTCCTGTAATAGCTACTCGTTGTTGGTTTTTTTTTAATTCTGCGTTTTTAATAATTTCATCACAGACTCTTTCTGGAAGACCTCTTTTAAAGACCCAACAGTAATTAAAACTATTATTCATCAAGCTATGTTATATGCAATAGTTAAATACGTATTTGTTTTATTAGAAATATTTCTAGTAAAAAAATATTTTAGTGTAGAAGGAAAAATAATATATTCATTATTTTTTAAATCAATTTGAAAAAAATTTTCTTTTAGTCTTTTGTTTGGATACTCAATTATTAATTGTTGTGAATACCTTTCAACATCGATTGCATAAATACATGTGTAGTCAGGGGAGTTAGATAAATTTTGTTTATCAATTAAATCTTTACTAATAGAACTTTCTTTTTCTTTAAATATATTTCCAAAATTAAAATTATTAACAAGACTTACTCCGTGTTTTAATCTAAAGTTTTCTATTAAATATGTATTCAACATAGTAAACGCTTTGCCATTTAACATTTCATAATCAAATGGATTACTTATTACAAAAGAATTTTTAAAACATTTATCTTCAATTACAGAAGACAGTAAATTTGATTTTAATTCATCTCTGTTAATTTCAAAATATTTTGGCATATCTACTGTTCCAAGATATGTATCTATTTCACTTAATACTTTCTTATGCATAGCTTTTAAATAATATATAACAACTTATTATATAGTCAATTTAAAAAATAATTGTGTTTTTAATCCATTCTTGATTGTCTTCATTCCATGCGTAAAAATCTGAAAGAACCGTTCCAGTGGAATCTGTATAAGTTGTATTTGGCATAGGAATAGGTGCTTCCCATAACCCTGTAGTAGTGTTTAAAGTCCAACTTGCGTAAGGTTGTGGTTTATGAAAAATTAAATTTGTTGAATCCCATTTATCACCAATGCCAGGATAGTTTGCTCTAAACGGTGTACCACCTAATAAATGAACATTAGCTCTAGTATTATATGAACATTGAATCCATTTATCTGCAGGCCAATTATTGTGTGTTTCTAAATAAGCTTGACCTTCAGCTTCCGTGTTAGCGTCAGAATTATTAACAGCTAATACCGTAAGCACTTCGTTGTCATCGTTTATTTTTGCAAAATGTGCCATTATTGAAATTTATACCTTATTAATACTATTCCGGATCCGCCGTTACCGCCGCCACCGGCACCACTTCCTCCTACTTTATCGCCACCGCCGCCACCGCCTGTATTTCCAGTAGCTGAATTACCTGCGGGAGCTCCAGAAGCTCCGCCGCCTCCAGCTCCTCCTGTGGCATTACTAGCATGTATTTCTCCGCCGCCGCCACCGCCACCGCCAAAATATCTTCCAGGATTTGGTCCTGGAGTTCCATAACTAGGTGCTCCTGGTGCTGAACCCATGATTGCCCATGGTGCACCATCTGCTCCATTTCCTCCTTTAGAACTTGAACCATTTCCTCCGTTTCCGGCTACTGAACCACCGCCACCACTACCTAATCCAGGTGTAGAATTTGAACCGGTTCCACCGGGATTACCTTGTGAAGGTGATGTTGGTGGAGTATTACCAGCACCTGCAGCAGGACTTTGACCACCATGATTCATGACTCCTCCGCCACCAGATCCTCCAGCTTCTGCTGAACCTGCGTTACGGTTACCGCCACCACCACCTCCTGCTGAAGTGATTGGAAAAGCTGATGAACTAGATCCTGATGACCCTGATCCTGGTCCTCCGGGTCCGCCGCCACCGACTGTAATCGGATAGCCTGTAGCTGAAACTGTTATACCTGTGTTAGATGCTGCTGGTGGACCTGAGTAATGTTGATCAGATGCACGAGTTCCTCCTGCACCGCCAGCACCGCCGTATTGACTTCCTGCACCACCACCACCGGCTTGAACTAAATAATCTACGTTTGTTTGTTCGGCACCACCAACTCCTGCAGCATTAACTGTAAAAGTTCCTGGACCTGTAAAAACATGAATTTTGTAATCGCCATCTGTAAGAGTAGCGTTTCCTCCTGAAGCACTAATGAAACTAGCTTTTGAAGCACCTCTAAAATCACCCATCGTAATTGTTCCTGAACTAGGTATAGGACCATTAGGAGCAGGTGAAGCAGATGGAACTAAAGGTCCTCCTGCATAGTATTCTGATATTGCAATTGGATTTGATCCGCCGAACTCAGTTTGGATATCTGATAATTTAGGGTTACTAGGAACAGCCATTCTTAACTTTCCTTTTTAGTTAAACTATCAACTTGCGCTGAAAGTTTTTTTACTGCCTCAATAAGTAAACAAGTTAGTCTGTCATATTTAACAGCTTTAATACCGTCTGGTCTTTGTGCAACAGCTTCTGGTAAAA